AGAAAATATAGAAATATATTATATAAAACCATATAAAGCAGGTTTTTATTATTACTCTCCTGTTGATTATCAAGGTGGATTACAATATGCAGAGTTAGAAGAAGAAATATCTAATTACCATTTAAACAATATTATGAATGGTCTGGCACCAAGTATGTTAATTAATTTTAATAATGGTACACCTAACCAAGAACAAAGAGAATTAATAGAGCAAAGAATAGCACAAAAATTTTCAGGTAGCTCTAATGCAGGTAAATTTATACTTGCTTTCAATGATAATAAAGATAGTCAAGCAGAAATAACACCTGTTCAATTAAATGATGCTCATAATCAATATCAATTTCTATCTACTGAAAGTCAAAGTAAAATTTTAGTAGCACATAGAGTTGTTTCTCCAATGTTACTTGGAATAAAAGACTCAACAGGTTTAGGAAATAATGCAGATGAGATTAAAACTGCATCTTTATTAATGGATAATACGGTTATAAGACCATTTCAAGAGCTTTTAATAGGTTGTTTTGATAAATTACTCGCTTATAATGATATTTCATTAAACTTATATTTTATAACTCTACAACCATTAGAATTTACTGAGGTTGATACTTCAATTCAAGACAAAGAAGATATTGAAGAAGAAACAGGTGTTGAAATGGAAAAGTTTAGTCTTAAAATGATAGATGGTAAAAGAGCCTATGAAACTAAAGAAGAAGCAGAAAAAATAGCAGAAGAAAAAGGTTGTAAAGGTTCACACGAACACGAAGTAGGAGGAGAAATTTGGTATATGCCTTGTGAAAATCACGAAAGTTTAAAAAAGTCTCCTTGTTGGGATGGTTATAGACAAGATGGTTGGCAAATGATTGATGGTAAAAGAAGACCTAATTGCGTAAAAGCTAAAGAAGAATTATCAGAAGAAGAAGTAGAGGTTGTTTTAGGAACTTTAAGTAATAGTGCTACTAAAATGAGTAACGATTATGTTTTTGTAGATGAATTAGATGAGGAATCTGAATATAGTAATGAAGATTGGGCAAATTATTTAATTAAAGAAAAAAAGTCAACATTAAGCAAAATTAAAAACATTTTAGGTTTAAAAACTGCAACAGAAGATAATGTTGGTAGTGTTAGAGATGGCTCAGCATTTAGTCAATTAGATAGTAAAAATGGTTTATATAAAATAAGATATAAATATTCAAGAGGAATGAAAAAATCTGGAGAATCAAGACCATTTTGTAGAGAAATGATGAGGTTGTCTGATAGTGGTTTAGTTTGGAGAATAGAAGATATAGATAGAGCAAGTTATCCATTTGAAAATGATGCAAAAGTTAATTCAGAATTTAGACACGAGCCTAATTTACCTTATAATATTTTTGAATTAAAAGGAGGAATTTATTGTCAACATAAATGGAAAAGAGTTCTTTATAGATTAGATTCAAATACAGAAGCAAGTGAAAATTTAGGTAATTATAAAAAAACAAAAACAATTCCTAAAAGTTATTTAAAAACACCAAGAGGGAGTAAAAAAGCAGCAATAGCAACAGATAGACAAAAAGGAAGAGGAGCATATCCAAAAAATAAATAATTATGGCAACACCACTATTTATAAATAGAACAGATTTAGTTAGAAATTCAATCATTGATGGGAATGTTGATACTAATAAATTTATCTATTTTATTAAAATATCTCAAACTATACATATACAAAACTTTTTAGGAACAGAATTATATCAAAAATTTGAAGACTTAATTACTGCAGGTACTTTAACAGAAGGTGCTAATCCTGATTATTACAATTTAATGATTACTCATATACAACCAATGTTAATATGGTATGCTCAAGTTGATTATATTCCTTTTGCAGCTTATCAAATAAAAAATGGAGGAGTATTCAAACATACGTCTGAAAATAGTGAATCAGCTACCAAAGATGAATTAGATTATTTAGTTGCTAAAGCAAGAGAATACGCAGAATATTATACAAGAAGATTTATTGATTATATGAGCTTTAATCAAAATTTATTTCCTGAGTATTATTCAAATAGTAATGATGATATTGACCCAAGTCAAGATGCAATATTTAATGGGTGGGTATTATGAGATATAAACCGAAAGAAAAAAATGTTAAAAAACTTAAAATGTTTTTAAAGAAAGAAAAAAAAAATAATAAATAATTATGGCAACTCTATTTAATACTAAAATATCAGAAACATATCCAGGTCTTATAAAGACTATTGATAATATTGCTTTAACTGCTACTTTGAAACAATTAACTGATGGTTCAGGTAATCAATCAGGTTTATATGCTAATACTGCTGGAGATTTCAAAGTAACTTCTATATTAGAATTTGGCTCATTAAAAGATACAGGCGAAAATATAATTATAAGCAAATTTGTAGATGCTGGCGATGGTATTGCTAACAACGATAACGATACAACAATACCAACTACTGCTGCAATTATTGATTATGTTGCGGCTCAAATTACTATTGAAGATTTAGATTTTACAGGCGATTCAGGTTCTGGTCAAATAGATTTAGATTCACAAATATTTGCAATAGGTGGAACAACTAACGAAATAACTACGGTAGCTTCTGGTCAATCAATAACATTTTCTTTAGATTCAACAGGAGTTTATTTACCTGATAATTCAACTGCTATTACACAAACTGCAGGAGATAACTCAACTAAAATAGCTACAACATCTTATGTAGATACTTTAGATGCTGCAAGTGATTTAGATATAACAGATGGAACTAATACAGGAGATATAAACCTTAATACTCAATCATTAAGCATTTTAGGAACAACTAACGAAATAAATACTGTTGTAAGTGGTCAAAGTGTTACAATAGGTTTACCATCTACTATTAATACAAATTTAGTTGGTAACGTAACAGGTAACTTAACGGGCGATGTAACTGGCGATTTAACAGGAAATGTAACATCAAGTTCTGTTTTAGCAAATGGAGTTACTGCTACAACTCAATCTTCAAGCGATGATTCAACAAAGGTTGCGACAACTGCTTATGTAAAAGGTTTAAACAATGCAAGTGATTTAGATTTTACAACAGATTCAGGTAGCGGTGCAGTAGTTTTAAACTCTGAAACGTTAAGTGTAATAGGAACAACAAATGAAATTGAAACATCAGGTACAGGTCAAGAAATACAAATAGGTTTGCCAAGTTCTATTTCAACAAATTTAATAGGGAATGTTACAGGTAATTTAACAGGTAATGTTACAGGAGATGTTACAGGAGATTTAACAGGCAATTCAGCAGGAACTCACACAGGAGCAGTTATAGGAAACGTAACAGGAAATGTTGTAGGAGACTTAACAGGAAATGCAGATACTGCTACTGCTTGGGAAACTGCAAGAGACTTATCAGTTACAGGACAAGCTTCTGCTACTATAACTGGTGTAGATGGAACATCGAATGTAAGTGCTGCAATTACTTTAGATAATAATTCAGTTACAAGTAAAGTGTTAACAGGTTTGCCTACTCCAGCCGCTTCAAGTGTTTTAGCAACAGATTCTATTGTTCAAGGTATAGGTAAACTACAATCACAAATAAATGGCTTAGCAGGAGGATTACGATTTATGGGAAGTTGGGATGCTACTAATAATAATCCAAGTTTATCATCTGGTGGTGGAGAAGCAACATCTGGAACAACTACATCAACAACTGCAAACAAATTAGTAGATAGTACTGCAAGTTTTTTAACAACAGTAACAGTAGGAGACCAAGTTATAAATCAAATAGATGGGCAAAATGCTTTAGTTTCTAACGTAGATAGTGATACAACACTTTCTTTAGATAATAATATAATGGTTAGTGGCGAGGCTTATACAATAGATAATAGTCCTTTTATAACTCAAGGACATTATTATGTTGTAAATGTTGGAGGAACACATACTTTAAATGGTATATCAAATTGGAGTGTTGGCGATTGGGTAATTGCAGGTGCTAATAATCAATGGACTAAATTAGACCATACACAAATTGATGGAACAGGAACAGGAGATGCTAACGATGGTAATATACCAAGATTTACTGCATCAAACATTATAGGCGATTCTATAATAAGAGAAACAGGAGGTAATTTAATAACAGTATCAGGGAGTTTAAGCACAACAGGAAATTTAAATGCTCAAGGAGATTTTGCTATAAATACAAATAAATTTACTACTCAAGCATCAACAGGAAATACAAATATAGCAGGTACAACAATTATAAATGATACATTATATTTAACTGAATACATACAACATTTAGGCAATACAAGTAATAATATAAGATTTACAACAGATGCTATTGCTTTTTCTGCTAACGCAACTTTTGGAGGTTCGATTACAACTACAAGCGCAAGTGGGATTAAAATAGACACAAGTGGAAACGCTATATTAGAACTTGATGGTGCGTCTGGTAGTACAGAAGCAATTATATTTAGACATTCTGGAACAGAAGTATCAAGAATAGCACATTCAAATTCAACAGATTTAGTGTTTTCAACAGGAAGTTCTGTAACTACTGCTTTAACTTTAGACAATTCACAAAACGCAACTTTTACAGGAAATGTAAAATCAAATACTGGTTTATTCTGTACAACTTTAACTAATGCAGAGCCTTTTATGGCACTACAAAGAAATAGTGGCAGTAATGGTGTTGGTGTTGTAAG